AAACGGCCCATTTCGGCTGCACGCTTATCCGCTCGTCAGCACTCAAGCGGACGGCTGCCCCGTGGTTTCTTGGCACGCCCAGGCCAGATGGCCATTGGGGTGACGCACCGGCCGGCGAAGTGACGCGGACAGACCCGGATATTCACTTCTGGCGTCAGTTCAAGGCCGCTGGCAACACGCTGGGCATTGCCCCACAGGTGGCGATTGGCCACGCAGAACTCAAGTTCACTTGGCCGGGCCGGGATCTCAAGCCCGTCTACCAGAGCCCCAGCGACTACTGGAACAAGGGTGGCCGCAGGCCGCCCGAGGCGTGGGGAAGCATTGAGCACGGGGAGATGAGCGCATGAGAGATGACCAATCCCGTATCCGTTTCGTTCGGCCCTACCAAGCGTACAGACGCGGTGACGTGATCGTGATGGACAAGGGGCCAGCCAAGAGCCTTGTGCTGCATGGCTACGCCGTCAATCACGTCGAGGAGCAGCCCCTGCTCGAGGTGGCGACCGTTGAGCGCCGCGACGTGGAAACCGCAGACGCACCGCGCAGGAGAAAGCGCCGATGAGATACCGCAGCCTTATTCGCAGTACGGAACCCGCCAGCAACCCCGTAACGCTGGCAGAGGCCAAGCTGCACCTGCGCATTGACAACACAGACGACGATGCCCTGATTGGCAACCTTATCACGGCGGCTACCCGTTGGGCTGAGGATTATTGCGACCGGACGTTTTGTAATACGCGGTGGCAGATGCGCGTGGACTCGTTCTACGGGGCCATCGGCTCGCCGGTGCAGTTTGGCTTGAAGGCGGACGGCAACAACATTGACGGCCGCCAAGGCACCGTGCCGCAGTTGGACTTGGAGTTGCCACGCCCGCCGATGGTGACGGCCGGAACGGCCACGGCCATCACGATCACGTACACGCCCGCTGTGAGCGGCACCACGGCCACGCTGGACTCCACGTCGTACCGGGTGGACCGCCAGGCCACGCCGGGGGTTTGCCGCCCGCTGTACGGCCAGACGTGGCCCTCGCACCTTGTCGATCAGAACAGCGTCACGGTGACATGGTGGGCTGGCTACTCGTCAGACGGCACGAGCGTCCCCGCGCCGGTAAAGTCCGCCATTCTCATGATCGTCTCGCACCTGTGGAGCAACCGTGACGCAGCCCAGGAGGCGGCCTTGAACGAGGTGCCTTTTGGCGTCAAAGCGATGCTCGACACGCTGCGGTGGGGGAGTTATCGCTGATGATGCTTCCGGCTGGAAAAATGTGGACCCGTGTGACGATTCAGCAACCGTCTCCAACGGCGAACGAGGTTGGCGAGCCGGTGCTAACGTGGTCAACCTTTGCCACCGTGTGGGCCGACGTGCAGCCGCTGTCGGCTCGAGAAACTGAGCGGTACGCCGAAGCCGTTGGATTCATGAGTCACAAGGTGCGGATTCGTTACCTCAACGGTCTCACGTCAGCCATGCGGATTGTGTACCGAAACAGGGTTCTTGAGATCGGCCAGATAACGGAACACGACAGGTTGGATTATCAGGAAATCGTCTGCACTGAAAAAAGAGACGCATCTTTCGTGCCCACTGTTCCTTCCGCTCCTGTGATTTATACCGCTAGGGATGTCGATCCCATTCAGTGGACAACTCCCAGTGACGGCGGCTCTGCTCTCACGGGGTACAAGCTCTACAGAAACGGTGAGCTAGTGGAGCCTGACGACCCAAACAATCCGTGGACCGAATCTAGTTCGGACACGTACGTAGTCGGTTCCGTGATGCAAGTCCGCGCCGTGAACGCCGTTGGGGATGGACCGCTTTCAGATCCGGTAACGGTGGCATAAGGAACACGCCATGAGCCTGCCCGAAGCACCAGAAGCATTTCTGTACGCACGCCTGACGAGCCGCACGGCCGTTTCTTCGCTCATCAGCACGCGGGTGTACCCGCTGATTGCCCCGCAGGGCGCGCCGCTGCCGCTCGTTGTGTATCAACGGACTGCGGTTGAGCGTCCCCAGTCGCTCGCTGGCAACGTCGGCAATCCCGTGGTGACGCTGCAGCTGACCACCTACGGCACGTCATATACGAGCGTGAAGTCGATTGCTCGAGCGGTACGCCTGGCGGTGGACGGCTGGACTGGCACGACGGCCGGCGTGACGATCCAGCGTAGCACGCTACAGACTGAGGCCGATGGCGTGGACATGCCAGCCGATGACCAGATGCTGCCGTACTACTCAGTGGTTCAGACGTTTGACTTCCGAATCAATGAGGCGACATCGTGAGCGACGGATTAAATATCCAGATCGCTGCGGCCCACAATGCGGCAAAAGCCATTTCTGGCGTGGCCCTGCAGGACGGCTTTCGCCTAGAAATCAAAGAGCTCGTTGACGCTTGTGAGCGTGCGGCCTCGCCGGGCCTTATGGCGCTAAAAGCCAACGTCATGGGCATTCGTCGCGTGTCAGGCAGGCTGGCTGATTCCCCAGCCATCGTGACGAAGTATTACCGCAGGAAACGCACTGGCGTCGTAGCCACGGCGCTGGTTGGCTATCGGAAGGGTGCCGCACCGCACTCTCACCTTGTAGAGTTTGGGACTTCCGCGAGATCAAGCAGGAAAGGCAATCGTGGTCAGGCTCCAGCCCAAAAGCCGCTCACTCGCGCTTTTAACTCTACGAGATCCACGATGGAATCAAAGTTTTCGGCAGAGCTTCAGCGGCTCATGGCGTCCAAGGCGGCCAGCATTCGCTAACTGCAAGGGGTGCCCCGGCGTGGCCTAGTTTGTGAATAGGGCTTTGCCGCCCAAAACTCACTAGGAGAGGCCACGATGGCGACTGATTCGCAGGGCAATACGTTCACCTTCAGCGGCAGCACGTACACCGTCACTAGCGTCACTGTCACGCCTGGCGGCGATCTGCTTGACAACTCGCACCTTGGCCTCTCCAGCGGTGCAAATCGCACCTACCAGTCACCTGCCCTCATTGACAACGAGGTGAGCTGCGAGGCATACGGGGCCACCGCGTTAGCTATTGGCACGTCAGGCAACCTTGTGTTTGCCAGCACGACCTACACGGCAACCGTCTCAAGCTCAAGTGTTGCCTATAGCGTTGGCGAGCTCGTCAAGCAGTCCCTGACGTTCAAGGTTCGTTCATAGCCGAGGGACGGCATGGCGAACGTCTCGCAGGGCACGACCGTCACTTGGAAAAGCACTGCGCTTTCTGAGGTAATTTCTATCTCCGTGGACGGCGTGTCTGCGGACGTTGTTGAGATAACGCCCAGGAGCTACCAAGGGCGCGACAAGCGTTTCAAGTCCGCAGACGGCGACTATGGCACCATCACCGTGCGATGCCGTGGTACGGCGGCAATGAATACGTCGTACGTCACGACCACGGGCTTACTTTCCATCACGGCCCCCGGCGCGTCGTTCTCGTCTAGTAAGTCCATCCTTCAATCGCTTGCCTGGAATGCTAGCGTGGGTGAACTGCAGGAGTGGACCGCTGTATTCAAGATTACGGAGTAGTTATGCCGTCTCTGACAAAAGACCAGATTCTTGCCGCTGACGATTTGGGAATGCTCAAGCTCACCGTGCCCGAGTGGGGTGGCGATGTGTACGTGAGAGTTATGAGCGTGGGAGAGCGTGACGCCTACGAAAACGAATGGATGCGAAAGAAGGAAACGGGCGTTGACGATTTCCGCTCCAAGTTTCTAGTGCGGTGCCTTGTGGACGATAAGGGCAACCGGCTCTTTGACAACGGCGACGTTGCAAAGCTTGCGGCAAAGTCTGCCAAGGTTGTGAATCGCGTTTGGCAGGCCGCCATGGAACACAACAACCTTTCCGATGAGTCGATTGAGGAACTGGCAAAAAACTGAGAGCCCGGCCAGACCGGGCCTTCCTGTTTCGTTTGGCGTTAGCGACTGGCTGGAGTTGGGAATACGTCAACGCGATGCCGGTGACGTTGCTGAGAGAGTGGATGGCGTTCGATAGGTACGTGGAGCCGTTTGGCAGGGAGTGGCAGCAGACTGGAACACTGGCGGCGTTGGCCATTGCCCCGCATGTAAAGGGCAGGACGCCAAAGCCGGAAGATTTCATGCCGCTGCGACGGCCGCCCATGACAGGCGCGGAGATTGCTGCAGAGCTCGGAAAGCTAAGACCGCAAAACAATGGCCAAACTTGACCTAGCCTTTCAGCTGAGCGCGAACGCCGATGGCGTGGCCGCTGGCGTTGCCCAAGCAGACCGCGAGTTGTCCAAGGTTGGAGCCAGCGCAAAGGCCACGTCCGCTGAGTTTCGCCAAGCGGCGAAGATTACGGCGGAACTGCGGACGCCTACTGAGAAGTACGCCGACACCATCGGCAAGCTTGACGCGATGATGCAGAAGGGCTTGCTTAGCCAAGAGGTGTACGGCCGGGCCGTCGCCAAGGCTGACGCAGAACTGCAGGCTGCCACCTCAAGCGTGGACGATATGGCTCGAGCGGCCAGCGTCACCGAGCGAGTCGTGAACGGGCTGAGTGGTGCGATTGGTGGCATTGGCAACGCCACAAAAAGCGTGGCGGATGCCGGCGTGAGCGTTATTGCGTTCGGCAAGGACATCGCGTGGACGTACACCCAATGGCGAGTGCTCAGTGCCATTCGTAATCCTGCTGGGCTCAAGGATTTCGCCATCAGTGCCTTCAAGGGTGCCATGGCCGCCCGCACGATGATTCTGGCCGCCAAGGCTCTTGGCGTCGGCCTGGCCCTTAGTGGAGGTGCCGCTGGAACTACTGCAGCTGCTGTGCTGGGGCTGAGCAATCCGCTCATCGGCGGTGCCTTGCTGGCGATCAATCTCGGCAAGGCGTTTCTGAACGCAAAGGACCGAGCCTTTGAGATGGCAGCCGGAATCACTGCCGGTACCGTCGCGTTGGAATCGCTGAACGCTGAGCTTGGCCAGGTGCAGGCCCAGCAGGTGGACAACCTAGCTTTTGCCATGGAAGAGGCGACTGCTGCTGGCGAACGCTCTGAGAGTGCATTCTCGGGGCTGGCTGATGTGTTCGTGACGCCTTTCATCGGAGCCTTTGCGGCCGTTCAATCCGGACTTGCTGGCTTTACGGACGGGATCAGCGGCGTCATCGAGGGCATCACGTCGATTCTGTCGCCAATCGCTCAAGCATTTGCACCAGTGGCCACGCTCCTTGGAACGGTTGTGGAGGGCGTGCTGAAGCTTATTGGAGTGCTGGGGGAAGCCCTTGGCATTGTGCTGAAGGTGGCCGGAGCGGTTGTGCAAACCTTCCTGTCGCCGTTCATCGTCGGGCTCACAAATGTCGTGGAAGCCATCCGCAGCGGGATGAATGCGGCCTTTGGCTACATCGGGGACCAGATTGATTGGGCCAGTCAGAAGATTAAGGACTTCTACGCCTTCATGTCGAAGGTGCCAATCATCGGGCGGGCGTTTTCTGGTGGTAGCAGTGCTGCCGCTGGTGCTGCGGCGGATGCTGCTGCGGCTGGAGGCTCTTCTGAAACAAAAGACACCCTTGATGCAGACTTGGAGATTTACAAGGCAAGGCTGGCCAATCAACAGGCTCTTGCCGATGCAGACCAAAAGGCTGCCCAAGACCGCATGGACATGGAGCAGAAAATCTTTGAGGCACAGCGAGCCAACGAAGAATCAATCGTCGCCGCACGCAAGAAAGCGGAGCAAGAGAAGTTTGACTTTGAAATGAATCTGCTGGCTGCTCAACGAGAAAACGAGCAGAAGCTGATTGAAGCAGACCGGAAACGGGCAGAGGACGCCGCTGCCGTTGACGAGAAGATGGCCGGCAAGCAAGGCGACGTTGACGCGATCGTGGCTGAGCGTCAGTCGGCCCTTGGCGGCAAGTCCAACGAAGCCTTGAAGGCCAGCGACGTTCGCTCTAGCGAGGGCATGGCCCAGTTCCTAGCCCTGGCCACCGGCCGCGAAGATCCCGCCATCGCTGAGTACCGCAAGCAGACTCAAAAGTTAGACGAGATCCGTGGTGAGCTCCGAGCCTTGCAGCAGGAAAAGGTAGACATCCTGGGGGCTGCTGCCTAATGGGAATCGTTTCTTATACCGAGCTTGCCACCGTTGCCGCTTCTCGGAAGTTTGGCGAAGCGCCCACCTTTCAGCGCAAGTTCGTCGTAGAGGTGGACGACCCGGCGACTTCTCAGACAGCAATCGCCAATGCTCCTGGCATTGAGTTTCTGGCTGCCCACCCAGAGGCGTCATACTGCAAAGCCATGAATGTTGGCGTTGCCAACTACAACGGCTCACGCTGGCACTATGAGGTGACGTGGGACTACGAACTGCCCAAGCAGCAAAACGTAGATCCCAACCCGTTGGCTCGAGCAGACATCTGGAAGTGGTCTACGGGCGGGCTGCAAGTGCCGGCCCTCTACTACTACGAGACTGGCGACGTTCTCACGCCGCTGCAAAACTCCGCACAGGATTTCTTTGAGGGCGTGCAGACGGATATTTCGACGCTGCAAGCGTCCATCAGCGGCAACCGCCAGACGTTTGACTACGGGCTGGCCACGACGGTGACCAACGCAATCAACTCGTCTGCATACCTTGGCGGTGCTGAATACACATGGAAGTGCTCAGGCATTGCAGCCACGCCTGCCGTCGAGGTAGTGAACGAAGTCGAGATTCGCTACTGGCAAGTTGAGGTGACGCTGGAGTATCGCCCTGACGGGTGGCCGCTCCAGCTACCCAACGTCGGGTGGAACTACCTGGACGGCGGCACCAAGAAACGAGCTTACGTCATAGACACCGACAGCGGCGACAAGGTGCCGTCTAGCAATCCGCAGCCGCTTACCACGGGTGGTGCCATTTCCACGGGTGCCCCCACCGTCTTAGTTCGCCGCGTGCATAAGGCCGTGAACTTCCAACAGTATTTCGGAACACCCACACAGCAGTAGGAGCAGCCATGCCTGATCTCACCTGGAATATCAACGCCCAACTGGCCAAGGGCTCGCTCAATCAAGCTCTGGTGGCGTCTGGCGTCACTGCTGACTGCAGCGCCAGCGGCATCAACACGCTGACGCTCACGCCGGGGACCAACGCCGCCGGCACTGTGGCGATCACAACGGCCACGATGTCTAGCGTTGGCCTGTTCTTCGCCCGCAACCTGTCCACGGTGGCCACAGCGGCCGTTTCGTTTGGGCAGCTATCCG